CAGGTTTTTCAACACAAGGAGATCCTTATGGAAATGCACCTGGTGGTTTACATGATTACTCTAATCCAGGACCAACTGACGAGAGAGATGGAGGTGATAATGATAATGAAAATAGAAACTTATATGCTACAACAAATCAATATACTGTTCCAACAGCTGTTGAAGAAGGTATTACAACACTAGTAAATAATCCTAATTTTATACAAAGATTTAGAGTAAAGAATCCATATCGACAAGATAAACAAGGTGAATTAGATCCACAAATTATGGAAATGATAAATAATTTATACACATAATGGCAAAAATAGTACAATCATTAACTAGAGCAAGCGCAGAGTACGAAGAAGACGTAGCTCAAAACTTAGTAAGAGATTTAGATGCT